TGAAGAAAAATTTGAAAACGATTTACAAGAGCAAGTTGATATTGCTGTTGAAGATCTAGTTGAAAAAGTTGACTCGTATCTCGATTATGTTGTTGAGAGCTGGGTAGAATCAAATAAAGTTGAAATCGAAAGCAACTTTAAAGTTGAAACTGCTCAATCACTTCTTGACAATATCAAAGGTCTTGTTTCAGAACATAACCTTGAAATCGATGAAACTCAAGTTGACGCAATTGCAGAAATGGAAACAAAGGTTGAAGAATCAACTACTAAGTACAACGAAGTAGTAGAAGAAATGATCGCTGTGAAAGAAGCAAAGCAACAACTAGAATTGTCAATCGCTTTCAATGAAGTTTCTGAAGGATTGACAGACACTCAATCAGAGAAATTGAAAGTTCTTTCAGAAGGTGTTTCATTCGAGTCAGTTGACGAATTCACAAAGAAAGTTTCTGCAATCAAAGAAAATTACTTTGCGGAGTCAACAGCTGCACCTGAAGACGAGACAGAATTTCTTGAAGAAGAAGCAGTTGAAGATGGAAGCCAAGCACAAACTGAGATCGCTGATCCTACAGTAAGTGCTTATGCAGACGCTCTTGGACGATTTGCTGCAAAATAACGATTTATTATAAATAGTAGATAAAATAAAATCTCAAATAAAGGAGAAATTTCATGAGAAACGAAGACCTACTTAATAAGTGGAAACCAGTCCTAGAGCACAGTGCTCTTCCTGAGATTGGCAATTCCCATAAAACTGCCGTCACAGCACAGATTCTTGAAAACACTGAATCTGCGATCCGTGAAGGTCAATCATACGGTGCTGGCGCTCAACTGTTGGGCGAAGCTGCACCTACTAACAATACTGGTGAAGTACAAAACTACGATCCTGTATTAATTAACCTAGTACGCCGTTCTATGCCAAACCTAGTTGCATATGATATTGTTGGTGTTCAGCCAATGACTGGTCCAACTGGTCTTATCTTTGCAATGCGTTCACTTTATGGTGGTCAGAATGACGGTGACGCTACTGCGACTAAAGAAGCGCTTTACAACGAAGCTGATACTGATTTCTCTGGTACTGGTACTCATGCTAATGGTTTGGGTTCAGGTTCAGAAACTACTGGTTCTGGCCTTGCAACTGGTACAGCTGAAGCATTAGGCGATGCAGATAATAACTCATTCGCTGAAATGTCATTCCAAATTGACAAAGTTTCAGTAACTGCTAAATCACGTGCTTTGAAAGCAGAGTACACTTCTGAGCTAGCACAAGACCTTAAAGCGATTCATGGTCTTGACGCTGAGCAAGAGTTGTCTAACATGCTTTCTGCTGAACTACTTGCTGAAATTAACCGTGAAGTTGTACGTACTGTTTACACTACTGCGAAAGCAGGTGCTCTTGCAACTGACGTTGCTACTGCAGGTACTTTCAACCTAGACGTTGACTCAAACGGTCGTTGGTCAGTAGAGAAGTTCAAAGGCTTGATGTTCCAAATCGAGAAAGAAGCTAACGCAATTGCTAAAGAAACTCGTCGTGGTAAAGGTAACATCATCATCTGTTCATCAGATGTTGCTTCTGCACTTCAAATGGCTGGTGTACTTGATTATACTCCTGCTCTTGCAGCTAACAACCTAAGCGTTGACGATACTGGCAACACTTTTGTTGGTGTATTGAACGGTCGTTTCAAAGTATACATCGATCCATATTCAGGTTCAAACTACATAGTAGTAGGCTACAAAGGTTCTAGCGCATTCGATGCTGGTATCTTCTATTGCCCATATGTTCCATTACAAATGGTACGTGCTGTTGGCGAGAACAGCTTCCAAGCGAAAATTGGATTCAAGACTCGTTATTGCATGGTTGCTAACCCATTCGCTTCAGGTGATACTTCAGGTAACAACCTATCTGCAACAGCAAATGCAGATGCGTTTGGTACTCAGAACGCACTAGATGACGGTGGTAACGTATACTACAGACGAGTACTTGTTACTAACTTGCTATAATAATAAGATCTGTTTTAACAGACACTTATTTGAAAAGGGAATCTTCGGGTTCCCTTTTTTTTGTCTAAAATAATGGTTGACATTTTATCTGTATATGCTATAATAATACTATCTTATCAATGAGGTAACTATAGTTATGGCAATACATCATGGCAATATCGGATACACACATTCAGGAAGAAAACGCAAAACACTACCTAAAGCAAAAACATATAAAGCAAAGTTTGAACCTTTAGTGCAAGTTGAATCATATCGTAGAGATGTTCCTGAATACAAATCTGCATCAGACATAGGTGGATCATGTTCTGCACCTGATCGTTCATATGCGAAAGACGCAACATTCACAGTTGCTCCAGCGTACAACAAAGGTGCATATCAGGTTATCAGTAAAGATAATCTTAAGGACATTGGTCGGTAACCCGTTTATTTTAACATATAAATATATGTAATAGAGTACACGAGGTTATTATGACAGAAACAACCAAAATGTTCGGACAAAATTTCTTATCGCCAGTTGAGTTTCAATTTGTTATTGAGCGCATGCCAACTGTGCAATATTATGTGCAATCAATAAACATACCTGGAATTTCGTCTGGGTTCACAGAGCAAATCACACCTTTTAGGAACACATATCGTCATGGTGATAAATTAACCTATGATGACCTAACAATCACAATTGCAGTTGATGAAAATTTAACAAGTTACATGGAAACTTATTCGTGGTTAAAGGCATTGACAAAACCAGAAGAGTTTGAACAATATGCAGGTTTGTTAGGTGCTGATGGTGATGGGTTATACTCTGATGCAACACTAACAATACTAAATAGTTCAAAAAAACCTAATATCGAAATAACATTTTCTGATCTATTTCCTGTATTCATTGGTGCAATGCAGATGAATACAGCATCAACCGATGTGCCTGTGATAACTTGTGATCTAACATTTAAATATAATCAGTTTAAGATTAAGAGTCCCGGAAACACAGTAGCAAGTTAATTTTACAATTTTTAATTATGGAGTAATAAGTGCGTATAGAAGAAATCGTGCAAGAGTGGTCGAAAGATTGCGAAATCGATGTGACAAACGTCTCAGTTGAATCTGCCTCAATAGCAAAAATGCATAACAAATACTATCAAATGTATATGCAAGAAAGTATGCGTCTGCGTAAATTGAAAACAGATTACAAAAAACTCGTCAAACTTAAAACTGAATATTATCGTGGTGAACTCACGATGGAAGAGTTAAATGAGTATGGTTGGGAACCACAACCTCTCAAAATCCTAAAACAAGACATACCTTTATACATTGACTCTGATCAAGAGATGATTGATACATCGCTTAAGATCGGTATGCAAGAAGAAAAGGTTGACTACCTTGAAAATATTATTAAAATGATTAGTAATCGTGGATTCCAGATCAAATCAATCATTGACTGGGAACGATTTAGAACGGGAGCGATGTAATGAAGAAACTTGAGTATAGTTGGATCGATGTTGAAGATATGTGCATCGACATTGTGAGTCAAATGTATAAAGACAAATGGACACCTGATTACATTGTAGGTATCACACGAGGCGGTAATGTTCCTGCAACAATTATAAGCAATATGTTAGGTATTCGATGTGAAGCATTGAAAGTCAGTTTACGTGACGATGATTCAGAATGTGAACACAATTGGTGGATGGCAGAAGATGCGTTTGGTATCATTCCTGAAGATGAGATACCAGTGTTCAAAAGTCGATGGGATGTTGATCGTAGAAAGAATATCCTTATCGTTGATGATATAAATGACACAGGTTCGACAATTAAATGGATTAAAGATGATTGGAAACAAGCGTGTTTCCCTGATGAAGATTGGGACAAAATTTTTGGAGGTAATGTTAAGTTTGCGACATTGACTGATAACCTATCATCATGCCAAACAGTTGAATATTCATCTGATGAAGTCAACAAAGCAGAAGAAGATGTTTGGTTAGTGTACCCGTGGGAGAGTGTAGGCAAACTGTCTGTTAAATAATTATGGTTGATCAAGTTGCGATAGAAAAACTAAATGAATTGAATGTACGTGTCGAAGCAGATGCGGGCATCAAGATGGAATTATCAGAGTATTTCACATTTGAGGTTCCTGGTGCTAAGTTCATGCCGTCTGTACGTAACAAGTATTGGGATGGTAAGATTCGTTTATTTAACGCAATGACAGGAACTGTTTACGCAGGACTTGTTCCATACATCCATAAATTCTGTAAACCTCGCAACTATGAAGTCACGTACATCAATGATGTGTATGATTTGCAGGAAGTGAATGATGATGCAGGTTATCAATTAGCGAAAGAATACAACGCTGCCTTTACGCCTCGTGATTATCAAAACAATGCAGTTGTTCATGCTTTACGGCACAATCGTGGATTATTGTTAAGTCCTACAGCATCAGGTAAATCATTCATCATATATCTGTTGACTCGATACCATATGCAAGAAGGTAGACGTGTTTTAATTATTGTGCCTACAACGTCACTCGTAAGTCAAATGGCGTCTGATTTTGTCGAATACAATAATAACGAACAACTTGATATACATCAAATACGTGGCGGTGTCGATAAGAATGTCGATGCCGAGATAACTGTAACAACATGGCAATCGATATACAAACTTAAAAAGGATTGGTTCGAAAGGTTTGATGTTGTTGTAGGTGACGAGGCACACTTATTCAAAGCGAAGTCATTAACGAAAATCATGGAGAAAACTCCGCATATTAAATATCGTTATGGTTTCACAGGTACGCTTGATGGAACAGAAACAAACAAACTTGTGCTTGAAGGATTGTTCGGTGCAGTATATGAAGTTACAAAAACTGCGAAACTAATCGAAGAAAAAACCCTTGCTGATTTCAACATCAAAGCAATCACTCTTGGATATCCCGAACACATCAAGAAACAAAACAAAGGCACTGATTACCAACAAGAAATAGATTGGATTGTACGTAACGAAGCGAGAAACAAATTCATAAGGAATCTGGCGCACTCGTTAAAAGGTAATACATTGATATTGTTTCAGTTTGTGGAAAAGCACGGCAAAGTGTTGCACCCCATGCTTGAATCTGATTCCCATCAAGTACACTTTGTTCATGGAGGTATCTCAGCAGATGATCGTGAAGAGATACGACACATAACAGAGCAAACTGATAACAATATCATCCTTGCTTCATATGGCACATTTTCAACAGGCATAAATATTAAGAAGTTAGATAATATTGTTTTTGCTTCACCTTCGAAATCGAAGATTCGCAACTTGCAGTCGATTGGTCGTGTTCTACGAAAAGGTAATGGTAAAGAGAAAGCAGTATTGTATGATATTGTAGACGATCTTCAATACAAATCATATCAAAACTTTGCCGTCAAACACTTTCTCGAAAGAGTAAACATCTATACTGATGAAGGGTTTGAATTTAAAATCTATAACATAGATATTGGAGAATGATTTGAATAATAATGATCTTGTGAATTTTAAGATGCGTACCGGTGAAGATATACTTGGCATTCTGGTCAGTAAACATTCCGCATCAATAACAGTAAAACATCCTATGCTCGTAGTCATCGAACCACATGATGGCCTCTTTGTTAAATCGTGGAACATGTTGTC